AAACCTTGTCAGCCCCCCAAAGATATCTCGTGAGAAATACCTTTGGTGGAGCTGGGGAGAATCGAACTCCCGTCCGCCATGCATCCAGTTCACTTCTTACAACCATAAATACAGTATACTAAAATCTTATCCTTCTGTCAATAGGTTTTTTTCAAATAGCAGGTTTTATTTTACCGCCGACAATGGTATATCCTTTAATTATACCATTACCAGTATCTAATTCTACTTTGGCGACAACACTATCAATCTCACTATGATCCATATATTCATAAAGTAAATCTGTAACCAAAAATGGTGCTGGCCCAGGCAACACCAGACAAACACCCAAACCTACCAATTCTCTTAATTTCACTAAGGTTTTCTGTTTAGATTCTCTATCAACATAGGCTAACTTTTTTATCGTTTCTTCATCTCTGCAAAGAAAAACAGTTCTAACTATTTGGCCAGGAGTCCATTCATGAACTGGTGGTTTTTGTTGTGATTGTGGTTTTTCAGGCCAAGGTATAACATTGCGTGGTACTGTTTGAGCATTTGCAAAATTAGGTAGTAACAACCCCAATATCATTGTCAATGTTAAAATTAGGTATTTCATTTTTCTCTTCCCATCTATGTATAGTTTCAGTAAGCATTGGAAGATAATCGTGCTTTTTCTTTATGAATTCTTGTGTTGTTCCATCTTCAGTAACTACAAGTATCACTACTTGATCAACGAGTATTCCCGCTCTCTCACCAAACATCTCAGCGTATGCTGCACCTTGAATGTAATAATTTTCATTCCATGAATCTGTGCGTTCACTAGTGGAAGTTTTAAAATCTATGATTGATAGTTCACCATTGTATTCTGCAATACAATCTGTTCTACCAGCAACTCTGTACTTATCACTATACAAACCACATTCCTGTGCATGTATATTATTTATGTTACAAAGCAATTTATCTTTCATTTCATTGAAGAGACACCAAGGCAAAAAATCTTTTTTATGATGTGAGATATCCTTATTGTTCAGATAGTCCTCACACATATGATGAACCTTGGTGCCTCTTGAAGCTGCCTTTCTTGCAATATGATTTGCAACATCCTCACCCACTCTCTTACGCCACTCAAACAGTCCTTTCTTGTTACGGTCTGAGAGCACAGTCGTAATCGATGGATAATATCCCTTTGGTGTAACGTAAAACCTTTTACCATCGATGTTCTTTGTCTTCAAATCTGCCGTAGGAAACCACGACATATCTACATGATTAAATTTTGTCATTTGTTAAATCAACTCAAAATGTGGTGCATCAATAAACGGACGGCGACCCTGTGACCTACGAAGGTCAACATAACTCAACATAGCCTCTTCCATAGTGTCATCCCACTCACGAATGTCAGACACACTCCACGCAGCACCCCAACGAACGCCAACGTCCAACTCAATCGCAGCAGCCTTCATCGCATCTGCAATTTCATCATACACGTTCAGTTCCCAAGAACCACGACCATCGATGTATGCCATCAAATCCACAGCCTTACCTTCTAGGTGCTTTGACTTCATAGTTTTGGATGCACCCTTAGCAACAAGTGCTTTCTGTTCTTCCATAGTTCTGAGTCCTTGAATCACACCAAAGTCAACTTCTGTCAACTCGATAGCACGTTCAACGACTTTAACCAAATCTTCTTCTACGCCTTCTAGGCGACTTTTTGATCTTGACGATAAATTGTAAGCCATTAGTAAATCCTCTTTCTTGCTAATTTTTTCTGTCTATGTTCTAGGTCTACCAAATCAACTGATTTTGATAGATACGCTGTTATTTCCTTTTGTCTCTGATAGTCATAATTAAACAAATTTCTCAAGTATCTTAATACTCGCACTAGTTATTTTCTCCTTTTGGTGGTTGTGTTAGTTTATGTTCTGTAACTGGAATCACACTTTTCTCCCAGTCCACTGTTAAATTACCAACTGCCATTATTCTTTCGTGTTCACATTCTTGTTCAGGCACAGAGTGATATAACCACGCAGGCCAAAGAATTACTTGACCAGCATTTGGTGTTACCATGAATGGACGATCAACATCACCCCAGGCACCAGCATCATTAAAAACTAACGGAGCGCAACTGTCACAACCCTTTACACAATATGTAAAACTCCAGGTGTGTGGCCAGTGTTGGTGTGATTTTGTAAATTGTCCTTTCTCATAAATGAGCCCCCAACTGTCTACAACTTCATAGTCATATTGTCTGGGGTCACCATTTTGATTTGTTGCATTTGCAAGTGGCACTGTCTTGGCAAGACTAATTACCAATTCACCTAATTTCTTAAAAGAATCATATTCTTGATGCATATCCCATTGTGTCATATAACATTTTGCAGCAGTGGCACCTTGCAATCTATCACCAGAGTCTCTAATGTCATTCTCCAGTTCTTGATTAAATGCATCAACATTACTTCCCCGTAGATTTTTAATCTTTACGGGAGACTTCATGTGAAATACCGGCCAATCCTTTTGGGATGGTTTGATATAAATCACCTTTTCCATTTATTCTCCATGAAAACCCATCTTTATTTTGTTGATAATGTAACTCCTTATGAACCCAGATCTAACAATGTCACCGATATCAAATTCCATGCAATTAAATTCTTCCATCTCTTGTAGAATGTGCAAGAAATTGTACAGACCATTTTTCTCATTTGTTTTTTGTAAATCTGATTGATTGAAATCTCCACAGAAAACAATCCTCGAATCCTGACCTACTCTTGTGATAATGGTGTCGAGTTCATGAAAGTTTAGATTCTGACATTCATCTACTATAATGATACTGTTATCAAATGTCAACCCTCTAAGAAAAGAAGTTGACAAAAAGAACAAAGAGCCCTGTGTTTTTAGTTTGTCGTACAGATTGTTAAATGCCTGTTCATTTGGCATCTTGAACATCCAACGGACCATGTTCTGATATGGCACCTGATACAGTGCAGCCTTATCTTCTTCATCTCCAGGCAGGAAACCAATCTCTCTGGTAGGTATCAAAGAACGGACCAGAATCACCTTGTCATATGGTGTCTTCAAATCCAAAACATCTTTCAAACCAAGATACAAAGACACAAAGGTTTTGCCGGTTCCTGCCGCACCATATAAAAATTGATGTTTGTCTTTCTTCCACGAATCAAAGACAATTTTTTGATTGTCAGTAATAGGTTTGATGTCAATCAGACTAGATTGTACAATATCTTTAGCAACTTTCTTAGATGACATTATTTTCTGTTCCTGTGTTTATTGAAGATATTTTCAGCTTGTAATCTTTTAGTGCTCTTACCACTACCATACTTATCTGCCATTGGTGAGTCAGGATGTTTGGAAGCAATACCTCTCATCACATCTTTAAATCCTTCATCGTTCTTTGGGCCCACGCCCATAAGATGATCTCCAACCAACGCAGGAGCACAATCAGGATTCCACACTCTTTTGATATGTGGATTTTCCTTCATCATTTTTTCCATAGCAGAAATAGACATGAACTCATCATATTCTGTTCCTGATAACTCATTGAAAAATGTATATGTTGGCATTACTTTTTACCCTCTAATTCTTTGTTTAGTTCTTTTATCTTTCTATGCATATAACAAAAAACCAACTCCAACATCTTGAGTTGTCCCTTTAGTTTTTCAGTTTTATTTAGATTATCAAAAGAATGTTTTTTGTTTAGTTTGTTTATATGTGACAGAATCTGTTTCTCTGTCTTCTCTATTCTCTTTGAAATAAAATCATGCGGTTGCTCCGACATTAAACCACTCCGGTATTTTTGCATTCTTCCATTTTGCAAAACTTGCTTTCTCATTTATGTAGTAATGACGATACGCACTGACAGTATCTTCTGTCTTACAATAGTCTGGCATACATTGTGGTGGATCAGAAAAATCAACTACAGGAATATTAGTAGGAGTTTTTCTTAGAGGCGCGTTCAGTCGTTCTGATGCATGATGTTTATTATATCGACAAGTGTATTCTTGCATCAAACCATTCATATGGTTGTACAACCACATATAATTATGCACACTAGCACGAGTCCAGATGGTGCTAGGATGATTCTTGTGGGCTGTCTTGTACAAACCCACTGAGTCAGCATAGTCGTCACCATCAAGAACACGATGTGCAGTAGAGAGCAACTGTGCACTCTCCAATATCATTTTCACCACATGTTTATCACACATCATTTGTGCAGCAATCATAGGGTCTTTATCAACGTAAAATATATTCATTTGTTATCGGTCCAAAATCTCAATCAAAAACAGAAGGGAAAAAACAAACAAAGCAAAAATAACAGAATCTAATATGATCATTTCTTGTCTTACCTATTTGTACTCATGTTGATACTAAATGACCTTCGTTCACTTTTTGAACTAAAAGGATATACCTGATGTCTTATATTAGCTGGAAACAAATACCAGTTACCAACTTTCGGAACAAACCTTATAGTATCATTTTCAAAAAAATGTCTTGCGGTTTCTACTCCAGCATTGCTTATGAGTTGTAAGTTTCCACTATCGCTAAAAAGTTTGTTCTCTTTCTTAGCCTCTTTTGACCAGTCTGGTGTCTTTAAAAATCCCACACAAGTTAACTCACAATCCGTATGCGTGTGTATAGGATTATAGTCTCCAGCAAAAGACCGCACATACCATGCAGACAAAACACTAACAGATGTTTTTGCTCCAACATTTTTTACAAGTTGTTCATAAGACATATCTGTTTTAAACAGTTGTTGTTCTGGAATATACATTTGAGCAAGATACTGAGCAATATACGATTTTACTTGCGTAGAAAACCAGTGTCCCCACTTATTAAGAATATCCTTTGGAATTAAAATTTCTTGTTCAACATTACCAACAAGATTTTGTGACCAATCTTCTGACTTAGATAATTCCTTATCTTTAGCAATTTTATCACAACCTTTATTAAGGTCATCAATCATTTCTTTTGGTAATTCAGCGTAACCAATCGGAGGACCGAATGGAAAAAATGCTTTCATTTTTTATTCCATCTATAAAAAATATGTTTATCAATTTCAGTCGTTCTTATGAACTTCTTTCTCCAAGAGGGCCGAACATAATTAGCATGATAGAACAAAGCACCATCAGTAATATCAACCCACTGTCTATCATTATCTAACAATTTACGAACAAAGTCAAGTTTTTCTTGATATATTTTTTTATTTGGTGGAATATCAGATTTTCCATCACAATACCAACTAAATTGACAAACACCACCTCTTTTTTGATGGATTACTTTACACATAGTATTTGGAAATCTATCATCATTGATACGATTTATAACAACAGAAGACACAGCAAGCATTCCTGCTGTGCCTTGATTTCCAACCTCAAAGTACAAGTTTTTAGCAAGACACTCTATCTGTTTTTCTTTGCCTTGTGTGTACCAAGAGGCACCTAATATACCACCAAGAGCCAGTAGACTTCCACTTACCCAAACACCAACACTCATTATGATCTTGGGTGCTCACCTGGATAATCATCATCATCCGGTAGCATGTATTCTTCAGTCCAACCAAATGCTTCTTTTACCACATTAGCAGACAAACCCTTATACTTTCTGTGTAGAGCCTTATCCTTTGCAGCAACTACAAGTTCTGCTTCACTCTGATGCAATCCTTCCAACATCTGAATAAACATGTTCTCTCTACGGTTAGTCGTTAGTTGAGGATTGCCGCCCTTAATATAATGAAATAAAGTTCTTGCCTCATGTACGAGCATATTGTGCTCTGTTCCTTCTGGTGATTCATTTGGTGTGTATGGAACATCACCTTCTGGCAAATCCCACTCAATATTAGGATCAAAAGACGACTTGAGAACCATTCTCAATGCGTCTGTATTGTGTTCTCTCAACAATTCAACCTTCTTTTCTTTTGTCTTCGCCTTCGCAACTTTGTCCAAAATCTCAGACATTAGTGGTGTATATGGCATATCAAAAATCTCCTATGTTATCCATCAATTCTTTTAACTTATTATCTATAAAGTAATTTAGTAGTTTACTACGGTCACCTTCTGGTGCTTTATGATATGTCTCTAAACATTCCAAAAACAACTCTTTAGGTGATTCTTTCAAATCAATCAGCTTCTGATTCCTCTGATAATTACGATACCAAGATGCTGCATAAAGCAATTCACCTTCATTCAAATCCTCTAAGATATCAGCAATCTTTTTCTTACTCAATGGACGCTGACGCAACCCATCAACAAACGTATTGTCTGGTGACAACACATTTGGAATACCATCACTTACATCACCCTTTAGAATATGCTCACAGAGATATTCATTAGGGTCAACACCCTCAACAAACTTTTTTGTGATTGGACTATATTGTGAAACATTGGTGTATTTCTGCAACTGAACAAAATCTTTATCGCCGGACAGAATCAACGTCTTGCCGTTATCAAACTCAAGTTCAAGACACAGAGCGGCAATGATATCATCAGCCTCTGCACCGTATACCTCAAGAACTTTGTATGGAAAGAATTCTATGAGTTCTTCTTTAACGGTATTCAAACAATCAAATATATCATTCCAGTCATGGCCAGAAGTTTCTCTGGTTTTCTTTCTACTGGCTTTATATTCTGGAAAGAAATCACGTCTCCAATAGTGGCGGGAATCATAACAGATAACCAACTCACCATACTCTTCATGAAACATCTGACGATACATACGAAGAGAATTAAGAATCATGTGACGCACCAAAGGCACATCAACACTATCACGTTTTGTGATGTTCAAGTGCATCATAACACTTGCAACACCAATTTGGTTCATATCAACTAAAATCATTTATGGTATCTCTTTTCAACACATGTCATCATATATGCGTCATTTGCTTCTGGTTCTGCAAGTCTTGCAAACTTTTGTAACTTCTCAAAGTTTCTATCGATATAATCAGAACAATCTTCATAGTTATTAAAAATCAGAGTTCGGCCGTCTTGCTGGGTTATCTTTACAAAATCAGGGTACTGATATTGGGGGTAAGACATTATAACCAGAATTATTATCTCTTTCATACTTTCATATGAGCATTGAAGCTCATGCTTCTCCTTTCACCATCACAGTAAAAAGGGTAAACAAAATGTTTCAAATAAGAAGGAAACAATAACATAGTGCCTACCTCTGGTTTGAACTTAACGTTATCACTTCTCATGTCTTGATTTTCACCATACATGAATTCAATCAATCCGTTTGAAGGATAATGATCTTCATATTCTTTCTTCAATTCTTCTTCCATACCATCAGGAATTTTCAGATAAACCACAGCAGAAATATCACCGCCATGATGATGATAAGGATTATACTCACCAGCATATTGACTGACGATCCAACTATGAACTAAATGAATGTTATCAACGGTAGGTTTTGTGTCACGTCCAGCCATCTTATACCAAAGATATG